AACGTATCCCCTGTTGTGGCTGTAAAGTCATGCGTTTCAACAAGAATTTCCTGTTTAAAGCTTGTACAGACAGCTTGAGTTATTGCCATGTTTATCCTCCTCTGGATTTCTGTTGTGTTTGCATGCCTGGTATTTTTAATTCACCATGCATATACTCATCTCTTCTGTGCCTTCCAGTTTGTTCCATCATTAAGTCTTGTATGGCACGTTGATATGATTGTTCGTATAATTGCAGCATTTCCGCTGGTCCCTTCAAGAATTTGAAGGCTTCTGCAAGACTTCCGTAAAGCAACGCCGAAGGGGCATTGTTTCCCAACCAAGAAGTTGTATTGGAACTGGACAGTCTTGTTGGCAGTCTAGTAATTCCTATTTCTATGTTATATGCTGAATCCGGCGTTGGCGCAAGATAAATTGAGTTTTCATCCCACCAGGACCAGTATTTTGGTGTACTAGTAGATGTTCTAACTGGCCAGTATTCATTCATGAAACTAATGTCTCGTTGTTCTAAGAAATCTCTTGTTGCTGTTCCCGAGGCAGGCCAGATATGCACTGTTCTGATTGTAGCCAAAGATGTAGGATCTGGATCCGTTCCACCAGGAAGAGATAAAAAAGGGCTACTGGAAGTTAAAGCTGCATATTGATGGGACTTGAATGCGTCCAGATCTGCTTCCCTTAATATCCTGTTCTCCGTGTGCTCTATAAAATCATCTGTTCTTGTCGATGTCAGTACATCAGTGGTTGTTTCCGTATAGTCTAAAATTTGTGTTGTTAATTCCGCGTATGTTGTCATTATGCACTCAATGTTGCCGGCCCAGAAGAAGCATATCCTCCCCCACCACTGCCTGTTGTTCCTGCAGCTGTTGAAACTGCAAAGGTATAAAAATCAGAATCCGTTTTTGTGATGCTATATCCATCTGAATCCTCTAGTTCATCTATATCAGCCCCGAATATATGACCACTAACATCCCTGAATCTTACAGTATCACTGCTTGACCGTCCATGGCCAGGTTCAAAAACTGATATTGTTGCGCTACTCGCCGTAAACCTGAAAGGATTTAAAGTAAGTTTATGTTCCACTTCACTTTCATCCCTGTCCGTTCTAACATATTGTAATGATTCCTTATCAGCAGAATGTTTTCGAGGATGGTCCTGTGATGTCTTTGGCTCGTATTCACTTCTATGAACACGTGCACCATTCCATTCCTTTACCATTTCATTGTAGGGAAATTCCATACCGCTGCGGTCAGAAATAGACTTAGCGTATTTTCCTCTAGCGTACGCCATTTATCCTACCACTTAGAATCTTTAGATCCTACCCAATGATACTTACCACCTTTAGTGGCCGCACCCATTCCTTGGGCGTTTCCAGAAACAGTTCCTTTAGATAGTGAAACAGATTTTACCTTTTCCTTAGCCTTGGCTTCAGGAATAGAATTGGTTGATCTATCACTCCAGTTTCCTTTTACTCCGCCTTTAGAACTTCTTCCGGCATTAGTACCTTTATTCCAGTTTGGATTGCTCATTGTTCCTCCTTTTTACATTCGCAGTCTTTACATTCACAATTGTCTTCACAATCACAATCACGACCGCATTTTTCACATTTAACCATATTACCTCCTATGGTCTGTACGCTTGTGCCGGTTCAACCCTGAACGACACTCGTTCACGGTCATTTTCGGCAGCACGTTTAAATTCCTCGTCATACACCGCTTTTAAGTTTGCACTTAGCATTGGTGCCCTCTTTAAGCTTATATAGTAAGCCAACCCCGCAGTCAAACACGGAAGAAAAAAGAATGGTACATCGGCATTATTAACATAATCACCGGCGTCCTGTATTCTTCCAATATAGAAATACTTGAAAATGTAAGCCTTGTTTGGGCTTGGATATAGGAAAAGGGTCATATCATACTGTGGTCGACCGCTAGTGGTAGCGCCACCAGTTGTAACCGTTCCAGGAATCAATGCCCATTGTGTAGGTCTTGCATCCCCAGTTGATGATTTCTCCTTTCTGGTAAGATTCATGAATTCTTCGCGTGAAATTCTAGCAACAGAAACATCAGTAGTGCTGCTGTTACCTTCCAGATTTGTCGTTGCATCAGTTGTAGTTGTGATTGTCGCGTCCAAAATGTCCACGACCTTTTGGTCAACCCCGTAGAAATTTGTTCCAGCTGTCAGTGTTTGTGTAGCATAGGTAACGGTCCATAGATTCAATCCACGGTTCGCCCATTCCGCAAACATAAGGTTGAGGGATCGTTTTGCTGTCTTTAGATCATAGCCACTGCGCGCTTCCAATTGGCAACGCTCTAGTGCTTCCTCTATGATTTCATCTATTGAGAGATTAAAGGTTTGTGTGCCTGAATAAGCCATTTAAACCCCTACGCGTAAAAGACAGTCACATGTGTAGTTATGGCATTAGTACATACAATGCTTGTTTCGCATCTAAACCCATCACCTGGGAACATTATAGATCCCTGCGTGGAGGTACTATCTCCTGCATCTGAATCATTTGTTCTTGGTATATCAACTATTGCCACGGTTGTGCCACCATCCAATAAAGTGATTTTTCCTGCCGCGACATTATAAGGCTGTACCCATGTAACTCCTAATATTCTTCCAGGTTGAGACACAGTTGTTGTAGTGGCAGTTGTAATATTAACCGATTTTATTTCCATAAAGTTTTCTCCATTAAAGTAGTGGGGAACTAGTCCCCACTATGGTTAATTTTACTCGAAGATCAGTCTACTTATTGCTTCATACTGAACATTCAAGACTGCTGCTGCCGCATCGCAATTTTCAATTCCAATGTAAGGAATCAAATCAATGTTGTCGGTCATAGCCGCTGATTTAGTTGCCACTGTTCCAGGTTGAACTGCTGTTACCGCTGTACCACCAGTAGAACCAGCAGTACTTGTAACATTATACTGAATACCATTTACATAAATAGTAAGTTTTCTATCGCTGTCGAAAACAATTTTCAGATGATAATTTGTACTTGCCGCCACTGTAATAGGCAGTACACTGATGTAATCAGCATTTGCTATAGAGTAAGAAAAATGCAATTTTGTAAAGTCAGTAAATGCCTGACCAGCATTATCCGCATCAGTACCAAAAGAAAAAAACGCTTGGTTATTATCAGCTGCGGTTTCCACAACATTGGTTAGTTTCAATCCCGCCCAAATCCATTGGTTGTCGATTGCGGCACTTGTTCTAATTGAACATTCCCAGTGAGTCTGATTTTCAGAGCCCCACAGTACCCCAGACCAAGCTCCTTGCTTGGTGTCCAAGTGTGGTGCTACAATCATTCGGTCTTGGTCTGCTGTCGCTGTTGTCATAGCCATACCTGCAACGGTAGTGCTGTAAGTAGCGAGAGCCGATGTGTGGTTAGTTCCTAATATTTCAAATTGCCTGCTTACAGGTGTGTTCGTAGATTCAGTAGTTGAAGCCAAATCTCCATTAATACCGGGTAGAAGGTTAAAATACTCCTCTAAGTAGTATCTTCTTGTGTCTTTGATCCCTAGATCATGAACGGTTCTATCAGCATCCACGCCCGTAGACGTAGCTACGCTGTAGATTTTATAGCCGCCTTTCGATCTTACTGGACCTTCAAAGCTAGTTTTAGCCATAGTTTTCTCCTTGGTCATATAGACCTTTTGTTATGCCGTCTCTATATCGTCCACCTAGCTGGTCTGCATAACTATATTAATGCTAGAAATTTGAATATACTAATATTTATCAGTATACGCAAGTAAAAAAGGGCGTTCCGAGGAACGCCCTCTTTAATAATTAAGCTCCTGGTGAGCCAAATATTCCACGCCAGTCAGACCAGCCGAAGCTGTATCTTTCTCTTGCTTTATATCTAACGTTTCCAGTATCGAAGTCACCTTCCATCGCAGTTCTAATAGGAGCCCTAGTGAAGTGTTTAAGTCCATTAGGAGCATCTGTTTTTAAGAACCAAGCATCAGTGTCAGTTAAGAAATTGTTAACCACATAACCTTGTGGCACCATTCCCATAGACTTGAGTGCATTGATATCATTATCAGCAGTTCCTACTCTTCCTGCAGATTTCATTAACCTTTCAGC